CTACCTAATAAGGCAAATGTGTAAAGGTTTTCCCCTTTACATACTTTACACCTAACATTTGGTAAATTGGTTGGTCAACCAACTTACTTATGTCCGGCCCAGATCACAGACCTGCATATAGCGCAGGAGCTATGAGCATATAACAAATTTGATATATAGCAAACCTGCTATAAGCATATAACGAAAGAAGTATTTTACAACAGCCATACATAATATTATAATAAAGATGTTCCAGGCGAAAGCCTAACCAATTACAGCCCCAGGGGCAGGAGGGTAAATATGAGTAACACTGAACTTAAAGTAATCCGCGCAGCGATCCGCAGCACCAGAGATCTGATCCAAACTCTTAATGACGGCCGGGAGATGCCCGCACAGCTTTCTAAGATGTTCTTCGAGCTGAACGATGATGCAATCATCCTATCTGGAATGATCGAGGAGGTGGATTGATGGATGCTGTAAAGTTTGTCGAGGAGCGCAGACGAATGTTTGATGTTACAGGGAAATACCCAAAGTATAATTTATTCAGCATGACTGTTAGCGCGGAGAATGTGGTAAAAGAAGTCGAGGACTGGGCTGCTGCGCACCCGCGCAAGACGCGGCAAAGCGTGTTTATGGAGCACTATCCGGAGTCACTTGTTGATGATTCCGGGGTGCTGCGGCTTTGTCCGAGGTATATTTCTGCCGCACACAGAGACGGTGATGGCGACTGTAAAGAACCCGTAATAAAGTGTGTAGATTGTTGTCGCGAATTTTGGATGCAGGAGGTAGAAACATGACTAAAGAACGCAGGCGCATTCAATATCAAATCTGCGAGGCCCTCAAGGCCGCAGACTATGACAAGGCCCGGTTATATATTCATCTGCTGGGCCTGTACGATGAAGCCAATAAGGCCCTTCCGGCCTAAATAATAGGAGGTATTAACCATGGCAGTTAAGAAACAAAGTAAGAAGCAGAGCGAGAAGGTCAAATACTGGAGCAGCGATTTGACCGGCAGGATGCGCGTTTACGCGCAGGAGGTGAACTACAATAAGAATGGGAAGCCAGCATCGTTCCTAAAATTCTCCACATCCATCGGCATCAAGAATGACGATGGTGAATGGTCGAACCTCTATTTCAATGTCCGCTTTATGAAAGGTGATGCCCCGGAAGCCGATGGCGGCATGAATTTCGAGATCGATATCGCAAAAGCATTCCTGACCTTCGAGATCTTCCAGACCAAAGCTGGAGATGAGATCAAGACACCTGTTATTGTAGTCCAGGAATGGGCCGATCCTGACAGCGACAATGATACTTCGTTCTAATTTACATTGGGAGCCTAACGGCTCCCATCTCTTTAGGAGGTGTTTTAATGGGCTTATATTTGCCCAACGGCTATGTAGATATTCGATGGATTCTTGCACAGGGCCTGCCGTTCAACTTCCTGGTGGGCGGACGCGGAACTGGTAAGACCTATGGGGCACTGAAAGTTGTGGTCGAGGATAACATCAAGTTCATGCTGACGCGCCGCACCCAGGCGCAGATAGATATTGTCACAAAGAATGAGTTCAGCCCATTCAAGCCTATTAACCGGGATCTGGGTGTAGATATTACCGCTGCGAAGATAACCAAGTATAATACCGGCTTTTACGCGGATGATAGCGGCGATCCAATTGGCTATGCTTCGGCCCTTTCCACAATGTCGAATCTGCGCGGCTTTGACGCATCAGATGTGCAGCTGTGGATTTTTGATGAATTCATACCGGAACGGCATGAGCGGCCTATCAAGAACGAGGGAGCCGCGTTCCTGAACGCTTATGAGACAATGAACCGTAACCGCGAATTGCAGGGCCAAAGGCCGATCCAAACGCTGTGCCTGGCAAATGCCAACGACCTGGGGAATCCTATCTTTATGGAATTGGGCCTTGTCAGCAGGGCCATGAGGATGCAGCAGACCGGAAAGAATATGTCTCTGCTTCGTGATCGCGGTATTGGGATATACATTCTAAGTGACAGCCACATAAGTGCACAGAAAGCAAATACGGCGCTTTACAAGGCTACAGCAAAGGATAGCCGCTTTAATGAGATGGCGTTAAATAATGCTTTCCGCGAGGATGATGCAGCGCACATTCAATCCAAGCCGCTCCGGGAGTATATTTCTATTGTGAAAGTTGGCGAAGTTTGTATTTATTCTCACAAGAGCGATGGCACATTGTACGCCACATTTCACACATCCGGTAGTCCGGAAACCTACACCGGAGACGATATTGATATTAAGCGCTTTCGCCTTAAATATGGCTGGATCCTGCGGAAGTATCTAAGTGGGGAATTATACTGCGAGGATTATCTTGTCAAAGAATACTTGACAAAGAAAATAATCGCGCTATAATGAACATAGAGACCCCAAGGGCTATGCACAAGGCCGGAAGCCTGCCCATTCCGCCGTGCAGCGGACTGAATGGGGTCTCTATTCTTAATTTAAGGAGGTGTATTCATGGATGTAACCGCAATCGTTCAGATCGTCAGCAATCTGGGAGTTCCTGTTGCGTGTCTGGTGGCCATGTTCTGGATGCTTAACAAAGAGCGTGAAGATCACAAGCTGGAATCTGAAAAATTCGTAGAGGCCATTAACAACAATACTGTTGTTATGACGAAGCTGGTGGAGAGGATGGAACCGAAATGATAAACTACTATATCACTCACCACATCAAGCACGAAATACTAAGCATTCCTGCAAATCAGATTCCCATTAACCCTGTCGGAATTTTGGTACATAGCACTGGGGCAGCAAATCCCAATTTGCGGCGCTATGTAGACGCTCCGGATATCCTGGGTGAAAACAAGTACGGGAATCATTGGAACCAACCCGGAATTAAGAAAAGCCCACATCTTTTTGTTGGCCTGGATAAAGCAGGACACATGGCCACTTGCGAAGTTCTGCCGCTTAATATTGCCTGTTGGGGCTGCGGAGCCGGAAAGAAAGGATCCTACAATTATCCACCTACGGCATATATTCAGATTGAATTCTGCGAGAGCGATATGACGGACGCACAGTATTTCCATACCGGGTATGCTTATCTGGTTGAGCTGGTCGCGGATCTTTGCCGCAAGTATGGGTTTTCGGTAGACAAGATCACCTCCCACAAGGAAGCGGCTGCGGCAGGGTATGCTTCAAACCATGGGGATCCGGAATCCTATTTCTTTGGTTTCGGGGAAAACATGGACAAATTCAGATCAAGAGTAGCGGAAAAGCTGGCCGAAAAGACCGATGTTATTTATCGCGTCCAGGTTGGCGCTTTCCGCTCCAAAGAAAACGCGCAGAAGATGGCCGATGAGCTGTCCGCCATTGGCTATCCGGTAATTATTAAGGAGGGCAAAATCAATGAACTATGAGGATATCATTTTGCTGGTGAAAGCTGGCTACACAAGAGATCAGATCGCGGCAATGCAGGCCCCTGCAGCACCGCCCACACCACCCGCGCAGGCAGATCCCTCAGCACCGCCTGCACCACCCGCGCAGGCCGATCCCCCGGCACCGCCTAAGCCGCAGGGCCTGGAGGATCTCTCTCAAATGCTGTCCGCAGAGTTTGCAAAGCTGAGCGATGCGATAGTAAAGGCAAACCTGCAGCAGGCACAGCAGCCGCCCCAGGAATCTGTTGATGATATCCTGGCATCCATTATCAATCCGCCGCAGAAAACCAGCGGCACACCATTTTCTTTTAAGGAGGTTAAATCCTAATGGCCAATGATCTTACTTTTACCCAGGCATCGGCGATTCTGAACGAGATTCAGAGCCAGGCTACCGGGAAATCTACTATCGCAGCTGTAGATAGCGCGAGCTTTATCACTTCCGCACAGACCGCGCTTAAAACTGGCTATGATCCTCTGATGAAAGCCATTTCCCAGGTACTTTCCCGCACCATTTTTTCTGTCCGTCCTTATCGCCGGAAATTTAACGGCATCATGGTGGATCAGATCACCTATGGCAATCGCGTTCGCAAGCTGTCCATCGCTGACAGCGATTTGGTAAATGACGACCGTTATCAGTACCCGGTCGCATATACCACAGGCAAGACCCCTCCTAACGGTGACGGTCTGGCTGTTGATCAGCAGATCCAGCGTAAGCCTAAGATCCTCGAAACCAATTTCTATGGCGCAAATGTCTATCAGGACTATTACACCATCTATAAGGATCAGCTGGATTGCGCGTTTACTACTCCGGACGAGTTCAGCCGCTTCATTACAATGGTAACGCAGAATGTCACCGACAAGCTGGAGCAGGTGCGTGAAAACATCGCCCGCGCAACCATTGCAAACCACATCGGGGCAATCTGCAAGGAGGCCCAGGAGGGCCGCGTTGTGCATCTGCTGACCGAGTATAAGACCCTTACCGGTCTTGCCGATCTCACTGCCCAAAGCGTCTATCAGCCTGCGAATTTCAAACCGTTCATGCAGTGGGTGTTCGCGCGGATTTCTTCCATTTCGGCCATGATGACCGAGCGCAGCGAGATGTTCCAGACCGTGGTAAATGAAATGCATATTCTGCGCCACACTCCGCTGGATCGTCAGAAAGTCTATCTCTATGCGCCCGCAAGATTCCAGACCGAGACCATGGCCATCGCGGACACCTACCACGATAACTTCCTGCGCTTTGCGGATAATGAAACGGTAAACTTCTGGCAGAGCATTGAAACCCCCGACAGCATCAGCGTGAAGCCGGTCTACATCGGCACTGATGGCGCTCTGGTTACTCCTGATACCGCTGTGGAGCAGGCCGGAATCTTCGGCATCATCTTTGATGAGGAAGCTCTCGGATACACCACCATGCAGCAGTGGGCCAATCCTGCGCCTTTCAATGCCCGCGGCGGTTATACCACCATGTGGATCCACGAGACGCAGCGCAGCTGGTCTGACCTGACCGAAAAGGCAGTTGTACTGCTGCTTGACTAACCAATAAGGAGGTGCGGGCATGGCACTAACCGTAAAATTTTACAGCGTCTCCAAAGCTGTCAACAGCACCGCACTGCCGACCGGGGAGCCTATGGCAGAATACGAATGCCGTATGCTGGATGCGTGCAGCATCCTGCGGCCTGTGATCCTGCTTAATGTAGGGCCACAGGCCAACCCTACCGGGGCCAACTATGCATATATAGCGGAGTATAACCGCTACTATTGGGTGGCAGATTGGACAGTTAACCGCGGCCAGTGGGCCGCGACCCTTACTATTGATCCGCTGGCCAGCTGGAAAGAGGAGATCGGGAACACTTATCAATATGTGTTGAGGTCTGCCAGCGCGTCTAATGGGTATGTTCAGGATACCATGTATCCGGCGCTCTCTAAATGCACAATTCAAACCGTACCGGTTGACGCGAACCCATTCGCAAATACTCTGGCCGGTGGAGAGTATGTTGTCGGCATTGTCGGAAAATCCGGAACCGGGATGGGAGCGGTAAATTATTATGTTATGACTCCTGCGCAGTTTCTGGCGTTCGGACAAAAGCTATACGGAGACACCAGCATATATGACATTGCTACGGAAGAAATCGCGACTTTCAAAGCGCAATTCAATCCTCTGCAATACATTGTTTATTGTCAGTGGTTTCCGTTCACGCTTCCAAAAGGCGCTGCAAGGTCTACGGTCGATTTTGGATGGTGGGAACTTTCCTGCCAATGCAACAACATTCCGGCAAGTCCTGTATTTGGAAAAGTAGCGACTTTTTCTATTCCGAATCACCCGCAATCCGCCAGGGGTCTATATCTCAATAAATCGCCATATTCGCGTTATATTCTTCATTTCGGGCCGTTTGGTGATATTCCGTTGGATTCTGCATATTTCCCGGATGGTGACGACCGGGGATTTAATGCCAATATGAGTGTGGACATGGTTACCGGGCAGGGGATTTTAAGAATTACAACTGGCGGCGGCTATGCTGCTATTGTTCGCGGCAAGGTGGGAGTAGATATATCTCTCGCACAAATCTCTGTTGATTACAAAGGCGCTGCGGTTAGCGCGGTGGAGTCCATAGGCACCGCGATTGCCACCGGTGGCGCTTCTCTGCTGGCTGGCGGCTTGTCTGGCATCAGTAATGCTATTGATAGCACTATACCGCAAGTAAGATCCAGCGGATCTAACGGCTCACTGGCCGATTTTGTCTATCTCCCGCAGCTGGAATGCCAGTTCTTCGAGATTGCCGCAGAAGATAATGACCGTCTGGGCCGCCCTCTCTGCGCAAGACGGAAAATCAACACGCTTTCCGGCTATCTGCAAACTGTGGATACGGAATTGCAGATCCCGGCCACTTCCGGCGAAATCGACATGATCAAATCTTACATGGAAGGAGGAATGCATTTTGATTAACGGTGCGCCCTATTATTACAACTACATCAACGCAGAAACTTCCCAGGTCACACCCTCCACCGTTCATGTAAAGGATAGCGGCCTGTGCAGGTATTTCACAAAGTATCTGCTTCAAAAGGCCATGAGCGTGTTTGAATGGGATCTGCCGGAGACCTGGAACAAGGACTATTTTCTGTATGTGCTGTACTGCTGGGGATATGTTGCGGTTATCAATACCGATAAATTCGGTGTGATCCCGCAGGGATGCGGCCTAAAGGGCTATGATGTGTTCTATGCCCCCACTAATGCAGTGATAGCAAATCCCTTGCTGACCGGCATTCTGGAGCCGCGTATCGGAGCCCAATGCGAGCTGCTGAAGCTCCAGCCAGACTTCTCCGGCATTCTGGATCTTGTGGGCCACTATGCAGAGCAGATGGCGCTGGCGAGCCAATCCGTTTCCGTCAATCTTCTGAATAGTAAGCTATCCTATGTGTTTACTGCAAAAACAAAGGCCCTGGCGGAATCTCTCAAGAAGATGTACGACCAGATCGCCAGCGGAGAGCCTGCCGTTGTCATTGATTCCCGGCTTAAAAACGCTGCCGATGGGGAGGAAACCTGGAAATCCTTCGAGCAGAATGTAGGCGGCAATTATATCGTTACCAACCTGCTGGCGGATCTTCGGAAGATTGAATCTATGTTCGATACCGAGATCGGCATCCCCAATGCAAACACCGACAAACGCGAGCGGCTTATCCAGGACGAGGTAAACGCGAACAATATCGAAACCTATTCCAAATGCGCTATGTGGCTGGAAAATCTGCAAGACGCCTGCAAGAGGGTTAATGACATGTTCGGCATATCGATGTCTGTTCGCTGGCGCGAAATTCCGGAGATGGGAGGTGCTTCCGATGATGGCAACATTGAGCCTGCTGGGGCTGTATAGTTTCCGCGAGGATATTCTGGACGATCTCAAGCTGCCTGCAGGCATTGATAGGGACGATTTTATTGAAATGCTCCTGTTTGACACTGCCGAATTGGAACTACTGACACCCAATCCGGATATCATAAAACAGCTTCTGGGCCGATGGTCGAATGTGCGTGTAAATGCCTGGTCGAAGATGCTGGACACGGAAACGGTGGAATACAATCCGATTCACAACTACGACCGGCAGGAAGATTGGGTGGATGATGGCGCAGGAAGCGTAAAAAATTCCGGAAGCAACATCACCGACCTTTCCGTTGCGGGATTCAATGAAGCGGATATGGCTGACCGGGAACGCACAGTTCAGACCGCAGGAACCGGAACTGCCACAACCTCGCAGAGCAGACACACCGCGAGGATCTCCGGTAATATCGGCGTGACCACCACCCAGCAGATGCTGGAGAGCGAACGCGAAAGCCGGAAATATTCGACCGTGTACGAGATCATAGGCGAATTCAAAGAAAGATTTTGCCTGTTAGTTTATTGATGGAGGTGATACAATGGCATTTGAACAGTTCCCCTATACCAATTTCCATGATCTCAACCTTGACTGGGTGTTAAAAGAGGTCAAGAGGGTTTCGGAAGCGGTGGACAAGTGGAGCACTGAAGTTCTGGACGCGGCCAAAACCTATACGGATGAAAAGGTCGCAGCCGAAGCGGAACGCTCCAACCAAGCTAATCTGGAACTGAAACAATCTGTTGAAACCGCGATTCGAGATTTTCAAAATGTGGTCAATGGCGCACTGTCTGGATTCCAGGAGCAGCTGAAACAGCAGGATGCGGAAATTGACGCGAATTTGGTGGCCGCGAGAGGTTACACCAATGCGCAGATCGCACAGAATAATGAATTTCTGATGGAGGAAATCTCCAAGGGTCTGATTGATCTAAAGGTGCTGAACCTGTTTACCGGCAAGTATGTGACAGTGCAGGAGATGTTCGATTATCTGTCCGCGTTCCATCTCACCGGCGCAATCAGTGTGGCACAGATCGGGAATGCACAGCGCACCGTTACCACCGTTGTGGGCTATAAGGCCACCTGCACCGACATTGTGGTTAATGGCTATCAGATCTTCTATCCCAACTAAGGAGGTAAATTAAATGAATCCCATCACCTTTGACGAATGGGGTGCGCAGGAAGCAAATCTCCTGTGGGCCACCGAAAATGGCGGAAACGCTTCCCAGGTGATAAACTTCCTGGAGCAAAACCAATTCACCTATGAAGCGGCCAAGGAGAGCGGAAACGCGCGCTGGACATTCATTATCACCACCAGCAATCAAAAAGCGCCGGAGATCATTTCCCGGCTGAAACAGTTTTAAGGAGGTAGTGAAACATGACTAATACCACCAATTTCAACCTCATTGAATATGAGGGCAGCGACCTTTTTAATCCCCTTTCCGTTGAGAATGTGAACATGCAGCGCGTTGATACCGCTCTGAAGCAGGTGCAGGTGCTCGGTGTCGGAAACGCCACCGAAGTGGTTAGCGGCACTGTACACGCCCTCACCAGACAGCAGCCGGATAATAAGGTTATCACCTTTAAGGCCACCGGCAAGTGGAAATCCGGGGACACCATGACCATTGACGGAACGCAGGTCTCCGTACTTACCCCCGGCGGGACAACCCCCCCGGATGGCGCATGGATCATCGGATCCAGCGTGCTGGGCATCCTGGTTGATACCCTGCTGACCGTCTTTGTCGCAGGCGCTGCGGATTCCGGCCCTATTGACGCGGACACCCTGGATGGCCATAGCGCGGACTATTTCGCCACCGCGGCCCAGCTGGAAACCAAGGCCAATAAATCGACCGGCTCCAGTGTGCAGCTGACCGTGGCCGGCTGGACTGTCTCCGGGGAAGGCTACCAGCAGATCGCGACTGTGGCGCAGGTGAACGCGAATACCAATCTTGTGATCTCCCCCAGCCCTAACAGCTTTGATGCTGCTGTGGCAGCGCAGATCAGAGCGACCGCGCAGGCGCAGAATCAGGTGACATTCTACGCCACCAGCATTCCGGAGCAGAGTGTCTACATGAACATCATCAACCTGGGGTGAGGAGGTGTCAAGATGATCGTTAATACTGCGTATATGTATATGGGAAAAGCTGCTCCAAAAGAAATACATCTTTTTGCGAACGCCAAAACGGATTATAAATATGTTAAAATAAGCGGAACTGTCAACTTAGCTGCTGACGGGCTTGTAATGTACTCATTTTCACAATGTGAATTTCAGGGGGTTCCGTTAAAAGGCCGAACTAAAGCGAAATTGGATGAAACCAAGATTGGTTCTTCGGCAGCAGAATTTTATTTTTACATCTATGATAGTTCTGGGAATCAGCTCTATTCGGTAGGAAAAAACACTGTCAACCCATCGGACATATTTAATCTTGATATACCGGCAAAAGCGCAAATTGATAATGCAACGGTAAGACTGTATTCAAAATCCTATATTCGGTTTAACGATATTTCGTTTACCTAAAATAAGCCCTCCCCATTCGGGGAGGGCTTATTTTACTCTATCGCAAGTCTATCCAATAGCCGTTCATAATCCCCTGCAAGGCCCAGCGTGTATTCGCCCTGCACAAGACACACATTGCGGGTGATCTCCAGCCTGTGGCCGTCTATCGTTACTTCCTTTATCTCCGGATCATCGTTATAAACGGCATCTAATCCGCCACCCTCCCGGAAGATAAATCCCGGCTTGAATCTGGAAATGCCGCCAGCCCGGCGTAATTCGGTCGCACCGGCCTTTTTACCCACTCCGGCAATGGTTATCTGCAAATTGCCCTCCGCGTCCTCACAGCAGTATTTTTTGGCTCCCAGCGTGGAGAATTTCGCATATTCGCCCTCATACTCAAAGACACCCATGTAATGGGCCTTTCCCTTTTTGTCGATGGCATAGGCCCCATGGGCTTTGCTCTGCGCTTCCCGGATGGCGTTATATTCGCTCCAATCTATTTCGCCAAGATATTTCACGCTATCCGTATCAGCGTAAACAAAGCGGCTTCCGGCCAGCCGGATTCCCTCTTCCAGCCGCAGCCGTGCCCAGGCCGTACACCACACCCCCCAGGCATAGTTAAAGAATGCTTTTTTGTTTTGCGCTTCTAGCTTCTCTTTGTAGTCCTCCTCTAAGATGCTGAATTCGCCCTGCTTGAATTGCGTTTCCGGTTTGATGGGGTTTTGGGCACTCATGCCATACAACGAATTGAGCTTGTTTTTGCTTTTCATGTATAGCAGCTGGTCAAAGAGATCCTCGGAGCCTTTCAGCTCTGTTTTCAGCCGATAATACTTGTTGACCAGCTCCACAAATTTCCGCGGCAGATAGCCGTATCTGCTGTGCGCGCTGTCGATAATGGTCATGCTGTCGAAATCGTATTCGTCAGTGATGATCTTCAAATCAATATCTGTAATGGTAGTTTCCAAGTAGTCAGCAGATAGGATGCGTCCATTGTCCGGCTCGTGATTCTTGATATTCCGGCACTTGCTTATAGAAAGGTACGGAGACCCCCAAAATTCATCGTGTAAGCGCACATTGAATAAAGCAACACGCATTACCACTGCGCGCCCTCTGCGGTCTATGAGGTCAAATAATTGGTCTGTTGTGATGTTTCCGGAACGAAACCAGCGCGACATGGGATATTTGCAATTTACCTGTACATCTGGGTAACTGCTGGAGCGATCCGCGCTTTTCACATTCTCCAGGATCAGCCCTGCATAATATCTGTTTGCATGGGTGTTTCCCCCGCGGAATGCTTCCTGGAGCATCTCAAACACTTCATAATCCGGCAGGATATCCTGCACTATGAAATGCTTCACGCCCTTTAGAACTGCTCTCGCGTCCCTGCGCACATAGCCGGTGGAGGTCAGAGGGATGGAATACAAATTATCTCCGTCATGCTTCATTTCGATTTTAAGGGCCTCTACAAGGCCCTGCACATCGTTTATGCAGTATTGCAGTTCATCATCTGTTAGAGCTGTCCAAGGCCCTCTGAATTGATTGTAGTCGAAATCGTGCAGCTTTGCGTGCTCCACTCCCATTTTGCGTGTGAATTCATCCAATGACATGTTACTGTGCAGGTAGGAGCAGCGGAATTCCAGACAGCCGAACATGTCACATTTGAGGATCTTCCGGCTTTCGATGCAGAATACTTCTTCCGGCTGAAATTCATAGATGCCTGCCAAAAACTGAAATTCAAAGGATAGGTTATGCACATACACCACAATATACTGATCCTCTTTGCACTGCGCTTTGAGCCGGTAACAAAGATCCTGGAATTCTTCCCAAGTGCGGCCAATAACAGTGAAATCCCCGATCTGCCATTGCCAGATATACATGACCGCTTGCTGTGTTCCCGGAATCGTGGAGGTTTCAATATCAAAAGCCGTTACCTCATCGCGATATCTGCGCCTTGCTCGTGTCCCAGGATTCCCCCGATGCTTCTTTTGCATGCGCCGCAGGCCGGTTAGCTTCATATATTCATGGTCAAAATCATCTGCCCTAATGATCACGCCTTAATCCTCCTCAACCCACACGCCACGCTTTTTCAGCTGCTTTCTGTACCAAGCCGCAGTGCGGCCCGGATTTTCTTCTACAACCTGAGTGAATGCGTCCAGATTATCCATATATTCATCAAACATCCGCTTAAGGGCCCTTACTGTAAATCCACCTTTGGTGACAGTTTTATAAAGTTTGGCGACCAAATCTGAATCATAAAGCATATCGGAATAGTTGGCGCGCACCCATTCCATAAAACGCCCGAAATCCTGCAAATTCCCCTCATTTACGAAATCGAACCCGTGCCTCGCAAGAGTTGCGAGCTTTTTCGATTCGATACGCTCGATTCCGGAAATAGTCGAAAGCGGATTCTCCAAAAGCATTGCAGTTTCCCCAATTCGATATCTAAGCTCCGCATCAGTGCGGATTTCCGAGATCTTCGGGATCTTTTTCGCGCCCTGCCGAATAACAAGATTCTGGCCGTAACCGGCTTTCTGCGCTCTCTTGATGCGCTTGTTGGCAATGTCGCGCAGTTCTGTATATAGTTTCTTGAGATCCTGCTTTGAAATCTCGGTGTTCTCAAGCGCGTAAGGGGTGAGCGCCTCGCGCCCACCCTGTAAACCGTACTTTGCGATTAACTTATCGACCGAGAATTTAGCCATAATAGCAATCCTCCCGAATTTCAAATCTGACTATGTTATAGCCGTGGTGCATTTCATGCCACTTTCGAGCTTCCAGCATTGCAAGGAGTGCTTCTCCGTAAGTGTCATATTTCCCCATTACGAGCGATGACCAATTGTCATGGTAAATGAGTGAGTATTTCATGCTTTTCCTCCATCTTCTGGGTCAATTAAAATCGTTGGCATATCATGCAGCACACAAATCGCCTTGGCCCATATTCGACGATCTTTGTCTTTCCCGCTGGCCGCTGCTATTGTTAATGCTTTCTCCAGCGCTTTACGATCTACACATTCAACCATCATTCAACCTCCTCACCACTCCAAATCTTCCGGAAGTATTGCGTTCCGCACTACAATCAGATTTGCACCGTACTTCTTATAGAAAGACAGCGCAGCTTTCCATGTTGGAAAATAGAAAGTGTTCGGAATATCAAGGATGTCGTTCTTCATTGCGGCTATAATCGCTGGCATGATTACACCTCCGCTCTTTTCGCTACAGGCCGGAATGCATTTCGACCACAGTTTTCTTTTACTCGTTCCTTGCAGATCCTGCAAGCCTCTTTCGCATCTTTCGCAAATACAATCATGGAATATTCAACTTCGGCCCTATTAGCCTTGATCCAGTATCTCACATCATAATTTTTCATATTACCCTCCTGCCCCTGGGGCTGTAATTGGTTAGGCTTTCGCCTGGAACATCTTTATTATAATATTATGTATGGCTGTTGTAAAATACTTCTTTCGTTATATGCTTATAGCAGGTTTGCTATATATCAAATTTGTTATATGCTCATAGCTCCTGCGCTATATGCAGGTCTGTGATCTGGGCCGGACATAAGTAAGTTGGTTGACCAACCAATTTACCAAATGTTAGGTGTAAAGTATGTAAAGGGGAAAACCTTTACACATTTGCCTTATTAGGTAG